GCCACTCGGGCTTCGGGCCGAGGTCGTAGCCGATGATCCGGCTGTACTTTTCTCCCACGACGCTGCGAACCGTGATCGACCGCGTCTCGCAGAGCGCGCCCGCGTTCACGAGCTCCACCCCATCCTCGGCCGACTGAGGGACTCTCGCGTTCGAGCGTCTGCGCCACCACGACTCCGCCTTGAGGCGCGGCCAACCCACGTGCTCGAAACAGATCCACTCCGACTGGTACTTGCGGAACCCGATGCGGTACTCGACCCTGAGGCTACGGGGCGCTCCATCCGGGGCGCCCCGCTTCTGGTGGACGCTGCAGAACACCGACTCCACGGGGTACTCCCTGGTCGTGACCTCACCTGAAAGGATGCCCTCCGTGGAGGCCGTGGCCTCGTGCGGCTGCCGCTCCGGCGGCGGGAACTCGTAGCCGCAGTCGGGGCACGTCGCGTACCCCGCCGCGATCAGGCTCCGGCACTCAGGGCACTGCTTGGCGGGTGTCTCGGCGTTGCCACGGTGGTTCACGTCCCGGATGCGGATCGCATCCACCGGCCCATGCCGAAGGACGTTCCCGCCGAAGTCGAGAACGAGGCAATTCTCCTTGCCCGGACTGAGCCTGAATCCGCGTCCAACCATCTGGTAGTAGAGCCCGGGCGAGAGCGTCGGCCTGACCATGGCGACGCAGTCGATGTTGGGCGCGTCGAAGCCCATCGTCAGAACGTTGACGTTCACCAGGTACTTGAGGGACCCGTCCTTGAATTGCGCGAGCACCCGGTCGCGCTCGGAGCTCGCTGTCTCGCCGAACACGGCCGCCACCTCACCCCCCGAGATCCTGCGGAGGACCTCGGCGACGTGCTCCCCGTGCCGCACGCCCGTCGTGAACACGAGCACCGACCTACGCTCGCCCGTCTGCTCCACGATCTCCTTGCAGGCCGACTCGACAAGCTCGTCCCGATCCATGAGGTCCTCAGCCTCGTTTGCCACGAACTCCCCCGCCCGGACGTGGAGACCTGAGGTGTCGATGGCCTCGCGGCTTCCCTTGGTCACGAGCGGGCAGAGGTAGCCCTGGACGATGAGCTCCTTCACTCCGATCTCGTAGCAGACGTGGTTCAGCACGTTCTCCGGTTCGCAGATCGTGCCGCTCTTCATCCGGAACGGCGTGGCGGTGAGCCCGATAAGCCGCACGTTCGGGTTCACGGTGCGCGCGTCCTCAAGGAACGAGCGGTACATGCCGTCGCCGTCCGGCGGGATCATGTGCGCCTCGTCGATGATGATGAGATCGAACGCGTCGAGCTCGCAGGCGCGCTTGTAGACCGACTGGATCCCAGCGACGATGATCGGATGGTCCGTGTCCCGGCTCCTGAGGCCCGCGGAGTAGATCCCGGTCTTCATCCACATCTCGGGCGCGACGAGATGGAGCTTCTCCACGGCGACCCAGGGCGCGAGTCCGTCTGGCTCGAGCTCGACAGGTTCCTCAAGCAGGAGTTCACGCACGAGAGCGGGCAGAAGGTGCCGATCACCTGCGTAGCCGTGGACAGCGGCGGGCACCACTCCGAGCAGGTCTACCGGTTCTGCAGGGCCAGGATCGAGAGGCGGATCTTCGCCGTCCGCGGCGGCTCCGAACGCGGGAAGCCGGTCGTGGGGCGGCCCAGTGACCACAACCGCTACCGCGCGAAGCTCTTCACGCTCTGCGTGGATACCGGCAAGGAGATCGTCTACTCGCGGCTCAGGATCGGGGTGCCTGGCCCTGGCTACTGCCATCTGCCGGAGTGGATCGACGAGGAGTACGTCGCGCAGCTCACGGCTGAGAAGGCCGTGCGGAAGTGGGTGAAGAACCGGGGGACGGTGCGGGAGTGGATCAAGACACGCGAGCGGAACGAGGCGCTCGATCTCGAGGTCTACTGCCTCGCGGCGCTCTACATCCTTGGGCCTGCGTTCGTGCGGTCGCTGCCGGAGCGCGCGGCTGCGCTGGCGCGAAGGGTCGAGGCGCAGGTTCCCGTGGAGCGTTCGGCCACGTTGCCGACTGTGAGGCGGCGTGGATGGGTAGACGGGTGGCGCGGGTGAATCGCAGCGATCGTGAACGCCGCACGGCCTTCCAGGAACTCGCATCTCCGAGCTCGAATCCCCTTCCCATGCCCTGCGGGAAGCTCGTCACTGTGACTCAAGCCGGAGCATGGCGGGCACGAAGGGAGGGCAACGATGACGGTCAACGACGCGATTGAGCGCCTGCAAGAGGCAGCGGACGACGGGTACGGCGACTGCGAGCTCAGGCTCGCGTTCCAACCCAAGTGGCCGCTCCAGTTCACGGTCGCGGGGATCGCGAGGCCGGACGACACCTCACGCGGGATGGGCGAACCCGACGAGGAGCCCGACGACGCGGCCTCTGTGGTCTACATCGTCGAGGGCGGGCACCCGGACGACGACTCGCCGTACGCGCCCAAGTGGGCGTTCGCGGCGGCCAGGTAGGAGGACGAGATGGCAACGATCACGAACGTGAAGACGATGTGGGTCGTGACCCGGGCGGCGCGCGACAGCACGCTCCCGGACGTGTGCTTCGCTGCAAGCCCCAAGGACCTCATGCTGCAGGTCCGCGGCGGGCTCGAGCCAGATCAGGTCGTCGCCGTGTTCGACAACGAGGAAGAGGCCAAGGGCCTCGCGACCTACCTCATCAAGAACGCGGTCAAGATCGGGAAGTACCTCGACGCGATCGAGCGGAACGTCGCGCACAGCAGGAAGGCGATGCAGGACGGGCTGCTCACGAGGGACAGAGGCCGGAACTAGGGAGGCGACGATGGCGAAGGCCAAGAAGGTGAGCGTGAAGATGACGGCCGAGCAGGCCGAGCTCCTCACGAACCTCGTGCAGACGCATCTGGCCGACGCGACGCGCGCGCTCGCTGACTGCGAGGCGCGCCCGTACGTCACGCTCAAGGAGTGGAGGGACGCGCTCGTTGCGGCGCAGGACCTTCAGGACATCCTATTGGCGGCGGGGGCGGCGCTGAAGGGCGTGCGGGAACGCGAGGCGCGCGGGAGGAAGGAGTGATGACACGTACCGCGACGAGTGTAAGGAGGCCGAAGTTCGGTCTTCAGGACCATCAGGTCTTCTGGAACGTGCAGGGCGCCGTGGTCTGCGCGTGCTGCCACATCCCCTACCCGGGCTCCGACACCTGGATCTGGGAACAGTGGATGGAGATCACGCCGGACTTGATGAAGGAGATCGACCGCCAGGGCGGTCACGTGGCGTGCGAGGGCTGCGGCAAAGAGCCGCGCCGGATCGTGCGCTAGGTTCGAATGGAAGGGAGGAGCGAGATGGCGAAGTCGAAGAACACCAAGAAGGCAGCGGCCAAGACCCGGAAGCCGGTGAAGCCGAGCGCCGAGGCCGCGCCGCATCAGGCGCCGAAGGACAAGGCCGCAAGGGAGAACCTCTGCGTGTTCGCCTTTCGCCTGACCGCTGAGGAGCGCGGCCTGATCCACAAGGCGGCAGGGCCGGCCAAGGCGTCGAAGTTCGTGAGGGCGCTCGCGATCGCGGCCGCCCGGAACGATGAAGCGGAGATCAGAGCGATCATGAAGGAGGTGCAAACGAGACCGTAGCGGGACGCGTGCAGGGACCGTCGATGACAAGGCCGCCGGCTGGAGCCGGCGGCCTTGTCCCTCCTGCCCACGTAGGACCCGAGAATTGTCCCTAGGTCTGGACCAGGGTTGGGGGCAAGAGCCCAGGGCAGAAAGTCTAGCTTTCCGACTGGATCAGTTCCAGGGGGCAGGTCATGGCTGCTGGACTCCGTCCGGGCGCTGGCTTCCGCGGGCAGAACGTCTTCGAGGGCCATTGACACGCTTGGTGCCCAGGGGCATGCTGTTTCTGGGGTTTGGGCGCGGCCCTCTTGCGGATCGGGGGGAGTGTCTGGTACGCATGCTCTGGGGCTGCAGTCCTGCGCAGTCCATTGCGGGTGCAGGATTCGATGCGGCGGACCAAGGGTATGCAGAGTCAGAGGTCGCTGCTCCCTGGGATGCTCCATGCGCCTCTTCTACTGGCGACTCCCGAAGTGGCCAGTAGCGAGTATGACAGGAGGAGAGGAATGGGACGGTCGCTTGAGCTAGCTACGTTGGCGACGGGAATGCTGCTTACAGCCTGTGCTTTGACCTCTCCTGTCAATGCCAGCGTACCACGGGAGGCCGAGGATACCATCGACCGCGTCCTGGCCGCCTATGCGGAAAGGGACGTCGACGCGTATCTGGATTGCCTTGCTGAGGACTTCCTCTTTGTGCCGGATCCAGACGTAGACGCCCTCTTCGGAGTTCCTGTCGGAGAGCCGTGGGGGAAGGCAACAGAAGAGGCGATTCACCGACGGATGTTCTCGGCAGACCCTGATGCCCCCGCGTTCTGGGACATAGATGTTCAGATGTGGGGGCTTCCATTCCTGACAGAATCCCCAGAGCACTTGGATCGTGTTTGCTGCAGATTCAACGTGCGGATAGGGACCGAAATCAGAGGCCGAACGATCCGTGCTGAGTCAGGTAACACTCCGTATCTCCAGGCTCGAGACGCCGAAAGCACCAATGGCCCGTGGGAGATCGTGAGGTGGGAGGAGGACGAGGATGCCTTCCACGTGGAGCCGCCCCCCGAGTGCGACGAGCCGCTCATCTGGTCGGTTCGGGTTGAAGACGACGTCGTCCGGCTGGAGGCGAACTGCTTCGACACACTAAGGCAGTTCCCGACAGACTATCTCCGCATCGCGAAGGTCGTTGACTCGTCCGAGCGAATCGGTGAGCGATTGGCAGTAGACATGCGGCTGGAGCTCGCTCCGTTGCACGTGAGCGCGGACGGCACCCTGGGCCCCAGCGGCAGGACGCGCGTGGGTTTCTTCCTCGAGACGCGGGTCTCGCGAAATCCCGCCAACGAGCCGTTTACGGTGCTTCGTTTGCCGGGCGAGGAGACGCCGAGGGGTGGCGTGCCAGCGAGGTACATCAACCTCCTCGACCTTCCTGGCCAGCAGGTGCTCGGATGGGAACTGCTTTCGCCCGATGGCCTCGCCCTAGTCCACACGCCGCAACAGACACTCTTCTTCCGTGCAGGTGCTGCTGACTCTCCCGGATCTCGGCCGTCTCGGCTCTACATGCACCGGACTCACTCCGTGGTGACTTCTGCGGTATCGAGGAGGTTCGCTGCGGTCGCCACAACAGCGAGGGAGGAAGCGCCCACACCAGATCGTGCGCAGCAGATGCTCGCGGTGTTCGATTCAGAGGGCAGGATCATCCTCGAAACGGACCCGGAACGCGCTAGCTACGATCAGCTCTATCTCACACCGTCTGGTGAGACGCTCATCTTCCGGCGCACCCCCCTGGAGGGTGGTTCTGAGACCGTCGCACTCGACGTGGAGAGTGGCCAGTCATCAAGAGTAGGGATTGCGGACGGCATACGATATTACTCGGGGGACGGCACCCGAATGGTGGTGATCCGGGCGGGGGTCGGTACAGCCGTGTACTACGACGTCACTGATCCCTTCAACCCGGTGCAGCTCGGAACCTACCAGGCGGACGACGCCATCATCACAGCCGCCGTGTGCGACGATGGATCCCTCCTTGCGCTCCAGATTCTCAATAGGGGGGGAAATCCGACGCGCACAACGAAGCGTGTCGTGGTCCTTGACGACTCAATGCACGAGGTACACAAACCCATCACCGACGCCGACCGAGTTGACATGGCCGGGCTCGAGTGGGAGGGCAAGTACCTCTTCGTAGGGACTCAACGGCATCCCCTTCCTGTTCCTGTGAACCACAGGACCACAGAACGCATTGACGTCTACGACTACTCGCAGCTGCGGAGGAGGCCGTGACCATGGGGAAGCTCGTCCTTCTTGGTGCTGTAGCGGCTCTTCTCTCGACTCCCTGCTTCTCACAAGCACTACAAGTCTTCTCGGATGATCCAGTACCGGGTTCAACGGACCAGTTCTTCTTCAACGCCTTCATGCAGCTAGACAACATACCTCCCTTCCACCTCCACAGCGGAGAGGACATCGGCCTCTCCGAGGGCGAGCCGGTGTATCCGCCGATCCAGCCCGGTTCGCTTTGTATGGTGAGGAGCATCGGGGTCGACTGGGTTACGTTGGAGGGGGCGATCAAGCAGGACGGCGACAACGCGCTGTGCATATTGCTGCACCTGTACCCGAACACCAACCTGACGGTCGGCTCATGGATAGGCCCGGAAACGTGGGTAGGCGACATCAACGGGCAGGATCACCTCCACTTCGAGCTTCTCCTCTCGCCTGACGATGACTACGGTGAAGAGGACATGAGGAGCCCCCGAAGGCACTCCCTGTGCCTCGTCGCGTGGTGGCGCGCGGACAGCACGCCGCCGGAAATCACTCAGAATACGGTCGTACACACGGCTCCCATCGGCAGTCCGTCAGTCTGGCAGATCTGGGTCGCTGATCCGGCTGAGGCAGGTGACCCACCCATCTACAATGGCATCGGCGGGATGCAGCTCATGATTGACGGTGATGTAGTTGACGAATTCGACTTCGACGCGTTTGTCTCGAAGAGCGGACAAGGTCTGCCAGAGGCGTCAGAGTTCTACTACGACACCACGCCCCCGCCCGGCAACAACAACCCGAATACCCTCCAGTACAAGCTGTCGTGGGTGGCCACTGACGATCACGAGCACGTCTGGAGGCTCAGGTGGTGGGACGCGAGGTGCAACACCGACG